AGACGGTTTTGGAAAATAGCCCACAGCTATAAACCATACAGAGTAGCACTTAAAGAAATGGAAAAGAATATGGGTCGGGGTAATAATGCTATGTTGCCCTGCTGCCCAAAATGTGACAGAGCATTTGATCCTGCAGATATCAAAGCGTATGTTAATAAAAAATATGTCTGCGACTAAGGCGGTGGAGTAGATGAAAGCGTATTGCTGTAAGGAGCGTGACGGTGATGAATACGCCGTTATTGTATACGGAAAACAAGAGGTCAAGCAAAACGAGAAGGGGCTAGCGAATTGGATATTGATTTTTTAGATGCCAACGTTAGCCGATTACCGTGGGCGGACGAATACGGCAGTATCAATAATCTTCCGTTAAAGGTCTACTTTGAAAACGGGTGGTTTTGTGAGTGCTGCAAGTGCGGAAGGCGTATCGACGTTGATAGTGAGTATACGGAAGGTACTTTGGGAAAGTTTGACTATTTGTGTGACGAATGTAGAAAGACGGTGTAAATTATGAAAAATCTTGAAATCAAGTACGTAGGATGGTGCCATGAGTGCAAATGCCTAGGAAGTTTTATTTGTGGTAACTGTAAGCCTAATGAGAAATACAGTTTTGGTAGACCTTCTGAATTTATATCTAAGAACAAAAACCGTTGGGTAAGAATGTAGGAGTAAAAAATGAAATACTTAGACTATTGTTATTTGTGCATTAATAATAGAAAGGCCAGTGAGTTGAGCGAAAACCCAGAATGTAGTAACTGTATTCAGCTTACTGTTATATCTATGCCAACTAAGTTTAAATCGCGTAGGATTACTTGGGCTGACAGAACGGAGCTAGAAATACATGAAAACAATTAAATTGGCTAACGTAGTAGTACAGATACACGTTAGAGATGAATATTCAGGGCAGAGAGTACTATATTGTCCGTGGGTTAATTGCAAGCATTATAGTAATGGTGAATGCACTTATAAAGATAGTTATGGCTGTAATTGCTGTCGCTTTGTATTAATGAATGGACAAACTTATTGCCAAGGCTATGAGAGGGATGAAGATCATGATAGCAATTAAAGGAATGGATATGCCTGCAAACTGCGGTGAATGCCCATTGACATATCCAGTTGGCTTTTATAGGAATCTACCATTTTCTGTTGATAAGAGCAAAGGCTGCTGTATTCTTGTCTGTGAAATTGAAGATCCAAACATTAGGCTGATAGATTGTCCATTAATTGAAATAAAGGAGCATGAAGAAAAATGACAAAGAAAGAATTGATAGAGCTGATAGAAAAATACCCGGACGACGCAATTATCTCTTGTTTGGGAAGATTTTCAGGAGACTTGTTGATTTTTCGGGCGAATGACGTAATTTTTAACAAATATAAGAATGAAATTTGCATTGTAAGAAATTGAGAAAGGTGAAGAAATATGACTAAATTAAAACCTTGTCCGTTCTGCGGTAGCAAAGCTAAGATGGGAAGAACGCCAATTAATCCTTATTATTATGTGATCTGTACAAATCTAGAATGTGACGCAACTGTTGGGAGATTTCAGCCAACAGAAGAAGAAGCTATAGCGGCATGGAACAGACGGGACGGTGAATAGATTATGCGATTAATAGACGCTGATAAGGCGAAAGCGGAGCTATTAAGAATAGGTGAAGGTATACACGCCTACGACGAGTATTTCAACGGTATTAGAATTGGTTATAAACGTGCTGCTCATAGTCTTGTTACAATACCTACAGTAGAAGAACGTAAGCATGGTCATTGGCTTACTAAAAAAGCATGGCATGTGGAGTGTTCCGAGTGCCATCATGTTTTAGAGTTTATTTGCGACGTTAAAAAATACTGCCCGAACTGCGGCGCAAAAATGGAAGGTGAATAATATGGAATTGATAGATAGAAAAGTTTTGAAAGCAAAATTAGAAAAAATTGCTGATATGAATAATCCAAAATGGTCTTATGATTCTATGATGATTGCCAAAATAATGATAGAAATTTTAAACGAAGCCCCTGCAGTAGAGGAACGTAAGCAAGGATGTTGGAAAAATGGCTGCTGTACTGTATGTGGTGAATCTGCTGCAACCGATGGACACTTTGACTTTATACCCGAGGAAGAACAGAAATATTGCTGGAATTGCGGGGCTATTATGGACGGTCAGGCTATATGTAATGATTAAGGAGTGAAGACATGAATTATCCTGATCTAATAAAATGGATATTTGAATTTGTATATGAACATTGGATATTAACGTTTTTGTTTATATTAGTTTTTAGGGGTTTGGGTTTAAAAATAAATCAATTGAACAAGGTGAGTGATACAAATGTTATTAACAATAGAAAGCAAGTTTAATATAGGTGATAATGTACATGGGCCTAAGGGAGAACGTAAAGTACTTGGTATTAAATTAGATTCTAAAGGTATCTTATATTTACTTGAAAGTGCAGATGGTACGAGAGAATGGGTACAAGAATATTGGGTTGTTCGAGAACATGAACACGAAGAGTTTGAGGAGGCTATTTTGATCCAACTCGCAGAAGACAGAATAAATCCTTGGAAGAATTATTTAGGCGATAAAAAGAAAAGCTAGAAGGAGACTGATATGCTAATAGAACTGTTACGAAAGCATACAGAGTGGTATTTTTTGAATAGGAAATATATTCAGAAAGCTGTTGATGATGAAAGAGAGCAGCGTACTGCAAAGAAAGGGCATACTGGGGGTGGCGGTCATGCTTTTATCAGTAATCCAACAGAAACATCTGCACTAAAGAATATTGAACCGATCAAGATGATTTCGTTGGGACAAGGCCCTTATCAAACTGTAGTAATAAATCCTGAAGCATGGCTTGAAGTAATAGCTGAGACGTATAAGGTTCATGAGAAACAAGCAACAGGAGATGCTATGTTCCAGCGTTATGAATATAATAAGTCGCCAGGAGTAATTGCTGGACTAAAAGGTATGAATAGAGATACTTACTACGAGCTTCGTGAAGAGTTTTTAAACGACGCGGTCCTTTTAGCACTCGAAAAAAAATTATTGAGAATTAAAAATGTATCCGACAAATTACCTGTTCTGATGAGTTAAAATAGTATTGTAAGTAAGTAGGCTTACAACAACGGCATGAGAGACGGTAACTGTACGCGGCCCGTGAAGAAGCCCATAGAACGCAGAGCACCATATCTGTAGACTTGGGGTAGCCTTACCGTTGGGGTGAAACGTTCAAGCTTAGCGCTTGGACACTGCCCTGCCGTTGGGGTAATACAGCGGCTTATTTAATTGAGGTACTAACATGTTAAAGCAAACATTAATGTTTTTAGTAGCCCTAACCTTGATAGAGATATATTGGCAGGCTGTAGAAAAAGCTATAGACGGCTATGTAACAACACGGCCAGTTGATCTTGTGATAGGGGTAACGTGGGCGGCAAGTGTGGTGTGGTGTAGTAAATAACTACTTAAACTACATAAATAACATCCGGGTAAAAATGCAACAAAACACGCTAAAGTATATCAATTATTAGCGTGCAGATTAAAATAATGGACAGGTCAAGTCCAGGGTTATATAACTTAATATACAGCACTTAACTTCGGTTAGGTGCTTTTTTATTTGCAAGGTGGTGATGGAATGAAGATGAACCTAACTAGCAAGATCAGGAAGATAATAAAAGCCTTAGAAATGAGAGGCTTTATATACCTATATTCAAGGGAGCAAGTATATAGCCAGAAGCTATCTAAGGTATGTACTATGTACAGAATAGATTACCTCATGCCATGGGGAGAATACAAAAAGAAATTCCCGGATAAGGCAGAGCGAAAAAAGAATAAGGGTGTAAGCGTTAGGGTAGAAATGGCCCGGTCATTTAGAGAAATAGCTATTCTGTATTATTTGGTGAATGTATTAAAGGCAGGTGATAGTAGTGGATGAGATCAGCCAAGCACAGAAGAATTTTGTTGATTACTTTATAGAGAGTGGGAATCAAACAGAAGCCTATAAAAAGGCTTATCCAAAGTGTAAGAATGATAATTCAGCGGCGGCTAGTGCTAGTAAATTGCTAAGAAACAACAAGGTAAAGCAATATTTAGATGCACGAATGGCAGCAGTTGATAGTGATAAGATTGCTACAGCTGAAGATGTTCTTGAATATTTAACAAGTGTAATGCGTGGAGAAGAAAAGGACCAGTTTGGATTAGATGCTAGCTTGAGTGACAGGACTAAGGCAGCAGAACTGTTG